GCCTCTGGTGGGCACCGTGGCGGCGAACGTGCTGGCTCACGGCACTGGGGCGATCAACATTGATGGGTGTCGGGTACATCCAACGGGAGAGAGGCTTGGTGGAGGTGGAGAAAAACGAGCCACATTTTCTGATTCTGATGGGTGGTCAAGACCATGGATGAGCAATGTTGATAAGGTGGCTGCTCATTCTGCAAAGGTATCCGAAAATGTTGACAGAGCAACGCAACTTGGTCGCTGGCCAGCAAACCTGATTCATGATGGTTCCGATGAAGTTGTGAGTATGTTTCCTGATAGTAAAGGTCAACCGGGAGCAATTTCTGGTGATGAACCCAGTAATAAAACAAACCACTGTTTTGGTGAATTTGATGGGAGAAATCCATCAACCCCACGCAATGATGTCGGTTCTTCTGCTCGATTCTTCTATTCCGCAAAGGTCAGTAAGAAAGAGCGTAATGCTGGGTTGCCAGAAGGAACGGCTAACACTCACCCCACAGTCAAGCCTATTGCCTTGATGCGATACTTGTGTCGATTGGTGACTCCACAAGGAGGAACCGTTCTTGATCCGTTCACGGGTTCTGGTTCAACTGGTGTTGCTGCTATTGAGGAAGGATTCAATTTCGTTGGTTGTGAAATGACTGATGACTACATCAAAATTGCAACTGCCAGATTAAAAGCCGCTGTTCCGGGTCAGGTACATGATTATTCAGCGGACGACGAAAGTCCTCCAGTGAAATTGCAGTTTGAATGATTTTAATAAGGAAATTTTAATGAAACTTGAAAAACGAAAACTGTTCAATGCAGTTGGTGACGACTCTCTTGACTCTCGAATGATTATTGGTGGGAATCCAACAGGAATTGCCAACCTAAATTCGGTTCGATATGATTGGGCTTCCGGTCTATACACTCTGATGCTGAACAACCATTGGATTCCACAAAAAATTTCATTGGTTGAAGATAAATCAACTATCAAGGAATTGACAAGTGACGAGATGGATGCCTTCAAGGATACGCTATCATTTTTGATTGCTCTTGATTCCATGCAAACCGCCAATATCCCAAAGCTGGCTGACTATGTGACTGCTCCTGAAGTTAGTCAACTTTTCACGCTTCAAGCGTTTCAGGAGATGATTCACAGTCAATCATATCAATACATGCTTCAGGAGTTGTTCCCAAGCACTGAACGAGATGCGATTTATAATCGTTGGCGAGATAATCCATTGCTCTTGGAGCGAAATCAATTCATTGCTGACCAATATGAGTTGTTCAATCAAGAACAGTCCTTGGATAATTTCAAGATTGCATTGGCTGGTGATATGGCTCTTGAGGGGATTTACTTCTATGAAGGATTCAATTTCTTCTACATGTTGGCTGCTCGAAACAAAGTTGCTCGTGTGGCATCCATGATCAAATATATTGAAAATGACGAACACACCCATGTCAGTTTCATGGTAAACTTGATTCGAGAAGTGTTTGACCGAAGCACCAAAGACACAGAACTCTTGTTCACAACACTGAGGACTGCGGCTGAACATGAAATTCGATATGGGAAACAAGTTTACGGTAATCGTATTCTTGGAGTATCTGAGGAATCAACGGAGGCTCATGTGAAATGGTTGACCAATCAGCGATGCAAGGCATTGCGAATCGACCAGTGTTTCCCCGGATACACGAAGAATCCATATGACTATTTGGATGTTCGGGTCAAGGGTAATTTCTTTGAAACAAGTGTGACTGAATACTCACAATCGTCTGCTGTTTCTGGTTGGGATAGTTTCTAAGGAGAGTGTATGGAAGTAATCATTTGGTCAAAAGATAACTGTCAGTATTGTGTGATGGCAAAGCAACTACTGAAGTCTCGTGAAATCCCATTTGAGGAACGCAATGTTGGTGTTGGTGGCTGGGATAGGGAAACCATGCTTGCTCTTATCCCAGACGCCAAGACTATGCCTCAAATTGTGGTAAATGGTGACCCCATTGGTGGTTACACCGAACTGAAGGAAATTCTTGGTTGAGTAAATACGTCCATGAACACATGGACGCATCAAAATCAAGAACTGACCGAGCCTCCCGAGAACACGATTGGGTTTGTATATCTCATAACCAATCTTGTCTCGGGTCGCAAGTATATTGGCAAGAAGAATTTTTATTCAACTCGCTCAACCCAAAAAACAGTTGTCTTAAAGACGACTGGAGAAAAAAAGAAAAAGAAAGTTCGCAAGACCACAGAGTCTGATTGGAAAACCTATCACGGGTCTTCTGAAGAACTGAAGGCAGATGTAACCTCCTTGGGAACAGAAAATTTCAAACGAGAAATTCTATGTTTCTGCAAAAGCAAGGGGGAACTGTCTTATTATGAAATCCGATACCAACTACTTGAAGATGTTTTGCTTCACCCAGAAATTTGGTATAACTCTTGGGTTTCATGTAAAATTCACCGTCGTCACATGTTGACATCCAAGTGAGCATGTGATATAATTCACTATCGGCACAAGTCGATATTATTTTCAACCAAAATCAAGAGGTAACAGTGCGTAATAGCAAAGATGCGTATGATCGCTCATACGATGAGGGGTATGTTCGTCCCGGTCATGGTGACTACAAGCGTAGAGAAAAATATCCGGTTCATATGGAAATCATTGATCCAGATTCAGATTTGGATGACGACGAATACTTAGATTACGACGATGAATCTTGATAAACTTCAGGCCGAATGGGGTAAAGACTCCGAAATTGACCATACAAAACTTGATATGGAGGCCTTGAAAACATCTAACCTACATCACAAATACCTTGACCTACTGATGTTCTATCGAGCACGAATCAGTAAGTTGGAACGAGATTTCCTTGCCATGAAGGGAATGCGTAGTCGATTCTTCAATGGACAATGCACCAAAGAAGAATTGGATGAGTATGGTTGGGAACAATACCAATACAAAGCCCCACTCAAAACAGAGCTTGAACGATTGCTCGAAACTGACCCGATTATGCTGACCATCAAAGACAAATCACTCCACTATACGTTGTGTTTTGAATATGTTGAGGAGGTATTGAAGTCGATTCGATCTCGTTCTTATGATATTAAAACTGCGGTTGAATGGAAGAAATTCCAAGCCGGAATGTGAACTTATGATTAACAAACTTGAAAACTGTCGGGAACTCCAAGGAACCATGAATTCTTTGGTGAACCCAAACTGGAAAAAAGCAAACTATAACTTTCCACGAGCAGCGTGGATGGAAATGGGCGAGGCTCTATCAACCGTTGATTGGAAATGGTGGAAAAAACAGACTCCTGACCAGTATCAACTGAAACTTGAAATGGTGGATATTCTTCACTTCATGTTGTCTGACGCTATTTTGAACCAAATCATAACCCCTCGAATTCGAGATATTTGGACAAAATCTCAACAAAGGTTCCCAAAAAATTTAGTCAATGATGTTGAGACTGTGTTCCAGTTTGGGGAACTGTTCATTCGTTCTGCCACTGATGGACAGTTGTATTGGGGGCATTACTTCGATACAATGCTGGCAATGGGAATCGACTTCAATGAAGTCATTGACATGTACATTGCCAAAAATACACTGAACGTGTTCCGTCAAAAACATGGCTATAAGGATGGGACATATATTAAAGAGTGGTTTGGCGAAGAGGACAATAAGACTCTTGAACGAATCGTTCTTCAAAACCCAACCTTTGATTTCCATCAAATTTATGCAGCACTTGAAGTTGCATACAGTGAAGTTCTCTCTGCCCATTTCAACAACTAAGGATTTATAATGAAACTATCGAAACAAACTCTTGCTATTCTGAAAAACTTTGCATCCATCAACACCAACTTGCTATTGAAACCCGGAAGCACTGTATCTACCATCAGTGTTGATAAAAGCATGGTTGCATCGGCAGAACTGGAAGAAGTCATTCCGGCTGAATTTGGTATCTATGACTTGAATGAATTCCTTGGTGTTATCAGCATTTTTAGTGACCCGGACATCAAGATCATGGAACGTGAGATGGTCATCAGTGAGGGCCGTAACAGTGTTCGATACCTTCCAGCAGACAATTCTATCTTGGTTGTTCCAAAAAATGCCAAACCAAGTATTGCCGAGAACGCCGAAGTTCGTGTTAAACTATCGGCTGGTGAACTGCAACAGATCATTCGATCTTCGTCTGTCCTGAAGGTTCCTTTTGTGACATTTAGTGGTAATGGCTCGACCATTACAATCAAGGTTCACGATAAGGCAAACCCAAACAGCAATGCTTTCACTTTGGAAAAAGGAGACACTGAATATACGTTTGACTACCACATTCGAGTTGACCTTCTGAAGATGTTGCCCGAAGACTATGATGTGACAATTGCATCCGACAAGAAGTCTCGATTCGAGGGAGCAAACAAAACCTACTGGGTTATGTGCGAAACCGATAGTTCTTTCTCTGGTTAATTTTTTACAGACCCGGTAACTCCGGGTCTTCTTTATCATGTCAAATCAAAATTTTCTGTTTGTTGAAAAATATCGTCCACAGACGATTGATGAATGTGTCTTGTCGGATTCAATGAAGGACACTTTCAAGGAATTTGTATCTAAGGGTCAGATTCCGCATATGCTTTTTTCTGGAACTGCTGGGACTGGAAAAACTACGCTGGCTCGTGCAGTGTGTCGTGAACTTGGTGCAGATTTGATGTATATCAATGCTTCAAATGAATCTGGAATCGACACTATCCGAAACAAAGTTATTGGTTTTGCAAGTGTTGCGTCATTTGAGGGTAACCTAAAGGTCATCATCCTTGATGAGTGTGATCACGTTACAGCCCCCGCGCAAGCAGCACTTCGCGCAACAATGGAGGAGTTTTCAGCAACAACTCGATTTATTCTTACTTGCAATTTTAAGAATCGAATCATTGATCCATTGATTTCACGTTGTTCGGTTTTTGAGTTTCGCCCAAACGAGACAGAAAAGAAAGACTTGACTGCCAAAGCATTGCGTCGTGTTGTTGAGGTCATGAAGAAGGAAGAAATTGAATTTGAGTTACCAACAGCGATTGCATTGGTAAAACAGTTCTATCCAGACATGCGAAAGATTCTGAATGAGGTTCAGCGATCATCTTCGTCTGGAAAACTCGATGCTGACTGTTTGGCAAACAATACGTCATATGACAGTTTGAACAATGCCATGCGAACAAAGAAATATATGGATGTTCGCAAGTGGGTTGCACAGAACCCAGACTTGGATGCCAATGAACTTTTTCGATACTACTACGATAACTTAACTGATTTGTTTGAACCAAAGTCTATCCCACAGATCGTATTGATGTTGGCTCAATATCAACACTATGCAGTGTCTGTTGTTGACCAAGAAATCAACATCATGGCTTGTTTGACTGAAATTATGTCTGCTGCATCATGGAAGTGAAGAAACTGTCTCCGTTCAGTTTTGTGACTGCTGTTACTGAAACCAAGGAAGATTTGTGGGAAGGCAATGAAGCAGAATACAACAGCTTCATTATCAACAAGGCTCTTTCATTCAATCTTGATTGCCTATATCATGTTGCGGAAATTAACAAGTATCCAACATTACCAAAAAATGCACAGCATAAATATCTTCTGACAGTCTTGGACAAAAAGAAACGGTATGGTCGATGGGTGAAGAAAGATTCATTGCCTTCTGACATTGCCTTGATTAAGGATGCTTTTGGTTATAACGACCAAAACGCCATGATCGCTTTGAGTCTGTTGTCTGACAAACAATTGATTGAACTTAAAGCTAACATCGCAAAGGGCGGGAAAAAATGATTATTGGTGATGAAATTCTGTATGATTGGACTATCGAAAAGATGGTGGAGATCGAACTGGCAAAACCAGATGATTTTCTAAAAATCAAGGAGACCCTGACCAGAGTTGGTATTGCTTCGGCAAAGAACCATACTCTGTATCAGACAGCAAACATCCTTCACAAACGTGGCAAATACTACATCATTCACTTCAAGGAAATCTTTCTATTGGAGGGTCGGAAGTCAACTCTGACGTTGAATGACGTTGCTCGACGCAACAGGATTATTTCTCTGTTGGCTGACTGGGGATTGTGTAAGGTAGTTGAGCCAAACTCAATTGCAACCAAATCTGACATGGGTTCAATTAAAGTTGTTGCTCACCGAGACAAAGATCAATGGACGTTTGTGACCAAGTATCACCTTGGCAAACGTAAGTGAAAAGAATTTGAGTCGCTTCGGGACTCAATGCAGTTAAGTTTTGGTCTGCTCAAAACCAAACAAAACATCTTGCTATTTTAGGAGAAATTTATGAACGACCTGCAGAACCTTTTTAACCCCATGTTTGTTTATACCCAAGAGCGTGGTTTTCCATTTTCCAATATCTATTTGGAAGATGATTTCACTATCGTTGAGTATGCATTGGCTGGCTACAAAAAGGAAAACTTGAAAATTGATGTCGTTGATTCCGTGCTGATCGTTGATGGCACATTCAATCACTCTACCACTGTTGAACCAGCAGACTGGGTGTCTCGCAATATCACTCAGAAAAACTTTAAACGCACCTTGCGGCTTAAGTCCGGAACAACCGTTCAACGGGCAACTTTTGTTGATGGTATCCTTAAAATCTACCTGAAAGTTCGAGAAACCTCGAAGACTTCAGTTAGCATCGACTAAGAATGGGGCCGCAAGGCCCCTTAATCGCTCTATGACAGCTTTAAAAGCATGGGCAGTAGCCCTACTATTACTTTTCGTTTCAACGCCTTCTAAGCCCTCTATTGAGGTCGATTTAGACTGTCTTGCAAAGACAATTTATCATGAGGCTCGTGGGGAAACGCATCTCGGTCAAATTGGTGTGGCTTGGGTGGTGTTGAATAGAGTAAATTCTGGACTATTCCCAACAACAGTCTGTCGAGTCATCGCACAACCCGGACAATTTCCTTGGAGAAACAAACAGCATCGTCAGTCCGACTTGACTGCATATCAAAAAGCTGTTACACTTGCCAAGGACATACTTGATGGTATTCACCCTGACCCAACAAATGGGTCTGTCTATTTTCAGAACATTCGTCGTTCTGGTCACGGTGTTTTTTCAGTGAAAATTGGAAAACACTATTTCTTCACTCACAAAAGAAAAAATGAGTAAAACCTTTTATACAAATGTGCGCCGGGTCGGAAATTCGATCTTGGTGCGTGGTTATGAGAATTCAATGCCGGTGGACAAAGAGGTGAAGTATCAACCTCATTTGTTCTTACCGGCACAGGGAAAAGAGACCGAATACAGAACATTCAAGACGAAGTATCCCGTTGTCAAGAAAACCTTTGACTCGATTAAGGCATTTCAGGAGTATGCTGAGTCATATTCAAATGTTCCAAATTTCAAAATTTACGGCTGTTCCGACATTCTTCGTCAGTTCTTGAATGACTATTACGTTGGTGAAATTGATTGGTCATTTGACCTGACAAAAGTTTGGTATTTCGATATTGAAACCAAGTCCGAGCGTCGAAAATATCAAAAATCCCATCCAATTCTTGCTCGTAAGGTTGGTGAAGAAAAGTCGTTCCAGACAAACATCAAGGATGTTGAGAAGTCCATTGGTATTGAGGTCTGGGATGAAGATAAAGATGTTTGGGTGGCCCTCAAAGACTCTTGTTATGATGAGCATATCGGTGGCTTTCAGACAGCCGCAAAGGCCGAAGCAGAAATGCTTTTGATCACGATGTTCGAGAAGAGCGAAAAGACCATGCATGTGTGGTCAATGCGTCCAGTTTCTCCATCAAATCCAATCTACGAGAAATTTCAGAAATGTGATGTCCGTGTCTTTGATGATGAGAGCAAGTTTCTTTCGGACTTTTGCATGTTCATGCGAACAGTCAGAATTGACGTTCTGACTGGATGGAATTCAGAATCATTCGATATTCCATACATCGTCAATCGAATCAGTAACGTCCTTGGTGAGTCGTTCATGAAACTGATTTCACCATGGAAAATTATCAAACCAAGGACAGTCAAACCAGACAACTTTGATCCATTCACGACATATGACATTGGTGGTATTACCCACTTGGACGCCCTTGACCTTTACAAGAAATTCAATCCGGGAAGTCAAGAGTCGTTCACTTTGGATCACATTGCATTCATGGAACTGGGAGAGAGGAAAGTTGATATTCCTGTTGACAGTTTTAAGGAATCGTATTCCCCTGAACATTGGGAAACCTTTGTGCTGTATTGCTGTGTGGATACATATTTGGTATACAAAATTGACCAAAAGATGCAACACACAATGTTGGCAATGCAACTGGCTTTTTTGGCTAAGTGTGCATTTGCTGATGTGATTTCAGCAATGCGACTGTGGGAATCCATTATCTACGGTCATTTCATTGAACAGAACATCGTTGAAGAATTTGTGAAACCAAAAAATCACAAAGAAAATATCGTTGGTGCATTTGTTCTTGAGCCAGTTCCCGGAAAATATGGACACACCTTTTCAATTGATGCAGAACAGTTGTATCCATCAATGATGATGCAACACAACATCTCTCCAGAGACTGTTTTGAGGGTCATTGAGGG